TATGAGAAGCATTACAAGGCTCTCACGTCGCCGGACCCTGGTGTCGACTCAACGATCGACAAGATCTTCCAGGATCCCTGCTTTCAAAACGTCCTCACAGAGACGCGGAGCAGATTTACAACTCTATTGAGGAATACCCCCAAGTTCACATCTCTAACCCCCTCGACCTCAGCTTGCTATGAGCTGCCAAGGTCCAAGGGAGGCCAGCAGTCGACCCTCGTCGTGCTGTCTGGGATTGAGAGTGAGATCTATGAGGAAGAGAACGGTGAAATCGACGCCAGCGAAGGCGAAGACAACGACGTCTCAATCGACTCGGCTGGGCCGGTCGACCCCCCCGCCAGTCCTGGCGAAGAGCCCGTGATCCGGGAGACTGTGACAAGGTCACTGCAGAAGTCTCCAATTACTAGATCCGGTAGCGCTTTAGTCGGGATGCGCTTCTACCCTGTGGTGCACTCGTTTAGCTGCAATTCGCGGCGAACGAACGTGTGTGCTGAGGTTCGTGAGAAGTTTGGTCGGGAGGAGTGGGAGTCGCTCCACGACATATACAACATCCGCACGTATGCTCGGCCTCTCCGGGCCGTGATCCAAGCTGTGCTCGAACCTTTCAAGGTTCGCGTGATCTCTAAGGGTGAGTCTTTGCCCTACTACGCGATGAAACCTATACAAAGGGCTCTGCATGGCGCAATGCGCGAAATGCCCTGTGTTCGACTCATAGGGAGACCATTCTGTCCTACTGACGTGCTTGATTTGGCTGTGAAAGCCGAGCCGTCTTGGGAGTGGTTCTCTGTCGATTACTCTGCTGCAACCGACGGGCTATCCTGGAAGTACTCGTGGCGCATCCTGCGCTTCCTTCTCGGGAACCTGTCTCAACGCGGTTATCGGTACGCTGCTCGCGTACTCGGGCCCCATGAACTTCTCTACCCTACGTGGAGGGGAGATCACTGGGGTGCTCCTGAATCCCGCGGCTTCCAGCAGAATGGCCAGCTCATGGGCTCAATTCTATCTTTCCCTATCCTCTGTTTAGCCAACCTTGGAGTCTATCTCAAGGTAACCTCTACCGCTCAGGCGGGGTGGTCTGACGAGGAGCGACTTCGCCATGTTCTTGTGAACGGCGATGATATGGTGTACGCTGCGCCCCCTTCATTGTGGGAGAAGCACACGTCGGTCGCGGGGAAGGTGGGGCTCCAGATGAGCGTTGGTAAGGCATACCACCACAAGACCTACCTCAACGTCAATAGTACGAGTGTCCATTACGACCTCTCGGCGCCGCGGGAAATTCAACCGCATAGCGCCCCTCGTACTCCGTGGCAGAT